CAGCGGTATCTTTTATGCTTTCATATTTATCAAGACCTAAATCTGTTAATTGATTTTTTATAAAATTATCAAGATTAGAAATAAGACTAACATCATCTTCTGGTGTGGTAACACTAGGATCACCTATATTTTCGCTAGCGGTGGCCGCTGCAATTGCATCAGCCAAAGCTTGTTCTTGTCTTCTTCTCTCTATTAAGTCCAAACCAGGAGTTCCGACGGCATCAGCTAAACTAGCAAGTCCTGTCCTATCTACACCACCTTGCATTAATCTTAAACCATAGCCAGCGTCCATTTTTATTCTCCTGTCATTATTGTTGATTTCATCTGTTTTATACCATCTTTTGCAAGTGATACACTGGCTCTCATTTTAGCATGGTCATCATTCTGTTCAAGTTTATCCTCTGCAATCTCTTTGGCTTGCATCATTTTAGCTCGTTCTAGATTTAATTTGTCCTCTGCTTCTTCCTGTCTAGCCTGTTCTTCTCTTGCTTTAAGGTCTAATTCTCTGTCTTTTAGTTTCAATAATGGATCATTTTCAACCTGGCTAAGCACTTCTTTTTCTGCCTCTGCATAGTCATCAGTAAATTCTGCAATTAATTGTGCTTTTCTTGCCTCTGCTCGCATTTTTAAATTAGTTTCTTGTTGAAATAACTGTTGCACTTGCGGATTCTGTTGTATTTGTTGTTGCAACTGCGGGTTTTCTTGTGCTTGCTGCATTAAAGGTTGTATTTGTTGTTTTAATTGTTCTATTTGCTGGTTTTCTTCCATAAATTCTAACTCTACTTGCTCTTGTGCCATTAAAAGTATGTGTTCCATGCAATTTTGTTGCAATGTAGCCATGGCTTGTGGGTTATTTCTAATAACCATCGTTCCCATAAACCTTAAATGTGATTTCATGTGAGCTTGGTGGTTCTGTTTTGGAAAAGCTTGTATCTTTTTACCATTTAACGCCATAATATTCTCTGTTGCTGGGTCCATTGCTTGTGGTTGTGGCGGTGGTGGTAGTAATTGATCAATATCTTTGACCCCAAGTGCCTCATACATGTGTCTGTACGCGTGATAAATATTGTGCATCTGTGGATTTGTCATTGCAATCTGCATTTCTGCCTGTGCAACACTAATTCTTTGCGTTTGCGAAAAAATATTTGGATCTGCTACAGGAACTACGTCTACTTTTTGATCAAAATCTGTTTTAAATATTTGGTTTTGACCACCGACAACGTCATATGGGTATATACCTGGTAAATAAGTTACAAAATTTTTAGCCAAAAGGTTAAATTCTGTTTTCATAGCTGAATATAAACGCTTGTGTATCGCTGACATAACCCGCGATCCACGCTCCAAGAGCGCTACAGTCGTGCCCACTGCTGCACTTTGATTACCGTCGCCCACTTGCATATCAGCAATAGACGCGAATCGTTGACCTGCAGCAACAACTGTGCCCATCAACTGTAATAATGTAGCATCTGGACCTTTAAATGGTAAAGGCATAAATGCATCTCTTAGATTTCCACCAGGTGCATCAACGTCACGGAACTCGCCCGGCTGCAACGGTTGAGCTTCGTCTCTGACTCTGATGCCTCGCATCTTGAATCCGGCCGGTAAGTTTGACAAGGTGCCGGCGTCTAAGAGCTGTCTTAGTGCGGCTGTGGCAGTTCGTGATAAACCGCCAATCATGTGGATTAGGCCGAACCCGTAAAACCCGAGTCCTGGTAGAAACTTGAAGTGAACAAAGTAATCTTGACGTTTTTTAGTCTGATCGCCTTCGTTCCAATTACGTTTAATTGATAAAACTTCTCCTGTGTCTTCTTTAACTGTGACAATGTATGGAAATTTAATGCCAGTTGATTCGTTTGTCTTTGGATCAATATCCTCGTATCCTGGTATTTCCAAATTCATGTGTGCTTCTAATACAGAACAAACATCATCTGATCTGCTTTCAACACCACCCATTTTATCTTTTGCTTCTTCAATATCATTTTGATTGTAGACACCCTCATCGGACATCTCTAAATCTTTAAATATTCCTGCCAACTGGTGTTGACGAATATCGTTTGTTGTCATTTTTATTTTATGAATAATTGTTTCTGTGTCATCAAGACTTGTTGATGTGTAAGGCACATACAAATCTTCTGCAGGCACAAACTTTGACACACTACGTGTTAGTATTGCATCGTAATAAACTTTTTTAAACGTAGAACCTGACAATGGTAAATTAAATAACATTTGATCAAACTCAGGTTCGTATTCTTTCATGTTTACCATTAACTGATAATTCATAAACTCTTTGACTCTATGTGCTTGTGCAACTTTTTCAGATGACTCTAATCCTATAATCTGTGTTCTCACTGGTCCACTAGATGGCATCAATTCTTTATACGCTAGTGCTTGAAACTGTGTGACTGCTTCTGCAAGAACGGGGTGCGTTGCACCTGATGCACCTTGAAAGGGTTCTGATCTGTCTTCGTATTTAAAACCAAGTAGATCTAAACCTTTTTTATAAGTTTGCTCCCACTCATCTCTTGATGAAGCACACTCATCGTATGAATCTAAAACTTCTGATGCTATTTCTACAAGATCATCCTCACCTATAAATTCTGCTAAGTTTGCAGTGTGAACTTCAGCGCCCTCCATGGCGCCAGCTTGTGGATCAAAATCAACAACGGCTCCACCATCCTCTAGCATTTCTATTTCTACATTTTCGCTTGGATTTAAATCTTGCGCCTGTAATTCTACTTCTTCAGGCAAAATTTCCGTTGGCATCTTTTCGTCGTTGTTTTTTTCTATAGCCATTATTTTCTCCTATATAATGTTCCCATGCCCTCTGACATCGGTCCTTTTTGCGGTGGCACTAAACCACCTAAATTAAACTGAGGCTCTGACCCGCCTGCTTTAAATAATCTTCTTATAAATGCTTCTGATCCTTCAGGATCTATATCTATCATTCTTTGCAATTTTGCATTGTCATCTAATAGTATAGCTCTAAATCTTTCGTAGTCGACTAGCTTCATCATAGCGCCTCTCATAGCTTCGTTGTACCTAGGTGATTGTTGAACCATATCGTACAAATAATCTAATTCCTCAAGACCTGATTCACCAGATCTTGAAACATTTTTAATTTGTTGCATGTCGCCTATGATGTCAGATCTGTGTCCTGTTTGGAAAGGACCTGTCTCAACCATTTCTTTTTCCAACTTCGGACTCATTATTCTTTTTAGTAAACCAGCTATACCACCTTTAAGTTTTTTCTCTCTTGTTTTAACACGACCACCGTCTGCTTGTTTTGTTCTTGTTTTTTTAAGTGCGTCTTGCAAAAACTGTAATGCCTCTGCAGGGTCGTCGCCAGCATCCATCATTCTGTTAAAAGTGTCTATTGCAGATCCTATTTCTTGTTGTTCAGCCATTGAAATTTCTGACATGGCTTTTGCCTCTGCTTCCATTTTTTTCATGTTTTTAAGAATCGCATCACTTTCATCAGTCATGCCTGTTATCATTTTTCCAAGTGCAGGTGACATGTCTGATACTTCTTCTGCAACGCCCTCTATAGTTTGACCCTTGTCAGCGACTTTTGTGCCTTCATCAAAAATAGTGGGTGGCCTGTCATAAACTTTTTTACCCTGAATAACTGTTGGGCTCATCTCACCATAGTGTTTATAATATAAAACCCTATCACCTGGGCCACCTGGTAAATCCGTGAGCCGCCCTCCAGTGTCATTTATTTTAGCGTAACGATCCGCGGCGCCTGGTCCACGTCTCTTGAAACTAAGTGGGTGCGCTTGTAATCGTTCACTGCTCATGTAACGCGACTCAAGAAGGTTGACAAGATCATCCATCTTCGACTCACCTTCTCTGTAAAATAATTTTTCTAACTCTGGAGTTCTGTCGTCAATAATTCTAAAAGCTTCTTTAACTTCAACATCTCCAAACTCGTCAATTAAATTTCGTGCAAATACTTTTTCTGCTCCCTGTGCTGTTTCTTTTCCTTTTGTTTTAAACAAAGACGCAATTCCTTTTAGTATGTCAAGAGTGGTACCACCTTTAAACATACCAACACGTCCACCGTCAGCTTGCTTTGTCATTTTAGTTGGGTCTAGCTGTCTAAGTTTAAGTAGGTCAATTTCTTTTCTAACTTCCCCTAATACGTCGTCCGTGACGCTCTGTTCAAAAATATCTTGCATGAATTCTGATTTTCTATTTGGAAGAATAGTGTTTGTTGTAATCATCAAAGCAAGTCGCTCATCATCACCTGGTTTCATTCTTTTTGGATCTTTTGGTAGATAACCCTCGTTATAATAATTTCTTATTGCTGACTTAGTTTGATCAGGAGTCATGGCATACTTGTCTTTCATCTCGTCGATAAAATCACTTAACTTTTTAGCTAAAGCTTTTCCTAGTTTTGCTTTTACCATTAATAGTACGTCCTTTGTTGTTGTGGTAATGCCTCATCCTCGTAGTCATCTGGATGGTCAACAAAGCCACCTTGTCTAAATCTCATTACGGCTTGAGTCATGCTATCCACTAAGTCATCATGTTCACCAAGTGGGAATGCAGCGCACTCCTCTATAACCTCTTCAGCAAATTCTCGGTCCGGTGCCCAAATCATTCCTGACTCGAACAAGGGTGCCACAGCATTTACTCTAGTATGTTTATCATTTCCTTTGCTTGGTGTAAAGTTAATAACCGGTATGCCTAATTTGCGCATTTCATACGTTAATGGCAGTCCACTAGCTTTTGCCTCAATAATCACAGATTCTGGTTTCCAATAGTCGTATTGCTCTTTGGCTATTCTACGCAGTTCTGGAAACTCGTATCTGTCTTTTATCATATCAACTAAAATTAAACTTGGAGCGCTGTCCTCGTCCTTTTGAAAGACACCCCATGTTGTGATGGCGCTGTAGTCAGCTGTTTCTTTTTTCATAAACGCCGTATCATAAGATTGTATCACATGCATCAAAGGTGGTAATTCATCTTTGTCCCACACCTGCCACCACTCACGTTTTATAATACTTCCTTCTTCTGCTGTTGGGTTTTGCTGATATTGTGCATTCCATTTCTGTATACTAACTGATGCTTTCACCGCTTCCAGTTCTTCTCGTTTCCAATAACCTGGCCACGTTGGTTTACCTGATGGTAAGATTGCAGGAAACTCTATGACCTCCCATTGATCTGCCTTTGGTTCTTTTTGTGCTTTTATAAGTTTGCCGGTTAAGTCAGCCACGTTCCACCGTGTCATAACTAAAATAATTCTACCTCCAGGTTGAAGCCTTTGCCGCGGTCCTGATGTATACCATTCATAAACTCTATCGTAGGATGCCATGTTCATC